ACTTTTGAAAGTAATCTGAATTCTTTTTTCATAGAGTTGTAACATCTCTTATGAATAGCACTCATGACTCTAGAACCACGTTCCAGCATTGCAACAGTGGTACCCACGGCTCTGTTTTGTGAGTCGTTTCCAGTATCAAAATTAGTTATTGCAGCAAACTTTTGTCCTGCATTGACTACGAAACCAAGTAGTTGGTATAATGTAGCTGACGGCTCTTTAAAAGGGAGAATTTGAAATTGGTCCTTGATGTTTCCACCAGGGGCATCAACATCTCTAAACTCACCAGGTTGATATGGTTGCTCGTCATCTCTAATTCTAATACCTCTAGATTTAAATCCAGCAGGTAAATTAGCTAGAGTACCAGCGTCTATTAATTGTCTTAAAGTTTGTGTAGCTGATTTTGATAAGCCACCAATCATGTGAGTTAATCCTAATCCATAAAAACCTAGACCAGGTAAGAATTTAAAATGTACAAAATAATCTTTTCTTTTTTGTACAGGATCATTCATTTCATAGTTTCTATAAATAGATAATACTTCTTGTGAACCTTCATCTATTGTTACAATGTAAGGAACCTTGATAGATTTGCCTGGTTGCTCTACTTCAAAATCTTCTAAGTTAAGATCAATGTGCATTTCTAATATTGTATAATTATTTCTATAATCACCAGTTGGAGTAACACCTTCTATCTCTTCATACTTTTTTTGTAGTTGTGTTCTATCTGGTTGAACAGCTTTGAGTTCTACATCTCTATAAAATCCAGCTGCTTGTTTTTTTAATATTTCATTTTCACTCATTCTTATAATGTGAGTGATTCTTTCACATTCTGTTAAATCATTTGTATAATAAGGAACTACAATATCTTCAGCCGGTATAAACTTAGATACAGCCCTTTGCATAATTTCATCGTAATAAACTTTTTTAAATGCGGATCCAGCCAAAGCTAAATAGAATAACATACTGTCAAACTCTGGAACGTATTCCTCCATCTGATCCATGAGCATGTAGTTCATGTAATCCTGTACTCTTGATGCTTGATTATTTGTTTGAGGATCTTCTAGTCCAACAACTTTACATCTTACTGGACCACTTGCTGGTAATAATTCTTTATAAGCTTGTGCTTGAAACTGTGTTACACCTTCAGCTAATAAGGGGTGAGTTACAGTGGATGCACCTCTAAATGGTCGAGTTGCATCCATGTATTTAAAACCTAATAGATCTAGAGATTGAGAATAAGAAGTTTCCCAATCTTTTCTAGAAACTTTATCTTTTTTGTAATCATCGATAAGTGTTGATGCCATACGTTTAAGCGTACGTTCATCCATGTCATCAGCTAAGTTAGCAAAAAAACTTTGAGATGCTTCGGCTACTTCTTCCATTGTAGTTTCGCCAGTATCTGTATTTTCTTCTAACTCAACAGTAACCTCCTCTGTCTCTGTTGGAGTTGACTCCTCAACAGTTAATGCCTTATCGATTTCAGCCATTAGAATGTCTCTGTGTATAGATTCCCGTTAAGCTTAGTTTTAACCATTACACCACCACGAGCTTTTATCATCTTACCTTTTTTAGCCATAGTAGATGCACCAGAGTAAGCTCCTTTACCCATAGCTTTCTCCATACCTTTTGATTCATCTCTTCTTGCTTTTAATGATTGAGACTTCTTTTTATTTCTCATACCTAAAGACTCGTCTAGTCTTGCGTTGTAACCTTGTTTTGCTTTAATCATCTTTCCTCCTTTGAATGATCCCATTTCAGCTGTAGATGTCTTTGCAAATTTTTGCTTTCTATCTACACCACCTAATCTAGGTCCAAGAACATATTTTTCTAAAAATGTTCCTGAGTATTTTGGTTTGTTTCTGCTAGCAAATGCTTTCTTATCTTTATATTTTTTTAACCCTTTTATGATTGAACCATCATCTTGTACGAAAATACTTTTCATATTTCTTTTAGCAGGAAGGTCTGATCTTTTAAGAGTAGTCACTGCTGCTTCTGCAATGCCTTTATCTTTAAGCAATGGCTTTGCACCACTGTAAGCTCTGTTTGCTGTAAAAGCTTTTTTTGCTTTTGCGTATTGATCTCCCTTAAGAGCTTTAGATGCCAGGTCTGCTTTCATTCCCATCAACTTACTTGCTCCTAACAAACCAATCCCAAGCATGGCTGCTTTTCTTAGCCGTTTTCTTGATTTGGACATGTCGTTCTCCTTAGTAATATATATATTTTTTACTTCGCATCTTTAGCATCTCATCCTCGTCAGAATAAGTTGATACAAAATAACCTTGGCGATATCTTAACATAGCCTGGGTAGTGCTGTCCACATAATCGTCATTTTCACCGTGTGGGAAGGCTGCACATTCTTCTATGACTTCTTCTGCATAATGCTCACCTTCTGGATAAAAAACTTGACCAGACTCAAAGATAGGAGCACAAGCGTTGACCCGTGCATGTTTATCCTGTCCTCTCCCTGGAGTATAATCAACTACAGGTATTCCCATTCTTCTAAATTCTTGTAATAAACTTTGACCACTAGCTTTTGCTTCAATGATTACTGTTTCAGGCTCCCAGTATTTGTATTGTTCTAAAGCTATAGCTTTTAAGTCTGGAAATTCATATTTACCTTTAACTGCATCTATTAACATTATTGCATCAGGCTCACCCTCAGCAGGTTTAAATACACCCCATGTTGTAATAGCAGAATAGTCTGACGTTTGTTTAGCCGTGAAGGCTGTATCGTAACTCTGAATAACATGTTTTAAAACGGGAAGATTCCCTTCCCACGGCACCCACCATTCCCTTTTAAGAATTGCACCTTCTTCAGATGTTGGGTTTTGCATGTATTGAGCTGACCAGTTTCTAACTGACAATGACGCTTTAACCTTTTCTAATTCTTCAAAAGACCAATACTCTGGCCAAACAGGTTTATCGTCATCAATAAGTGCAGGAAATGAAACGTGATTCCATTTATCTGCTTTTGGTTCTGCTTCTGATTTTATTAATCTACCCGTTAAGTCATCCTCAGCCCAACGGGTCATTACTAAAACAATTGAGCCACCTGGTTGTAAACGTTGTCTTGGTCCAGACAAATACCATTCAAATGTTCTGTCCATAGCTGAGTCGGACAAAGAATCTTGTTCCGTGTGTGGGTCATCGATAATAAGTAAATCCGCCCCTCGTCCTGTGATAGAACCGCCAACCCCCGCTGCATAATATTCGCCACCATGATTTGTCTCCCAACGGCCTTTTGCTTTACTATCTTCTCTTAATCTAACATCCCCAAAAATTTGTTTATACTCTGGGCTGTCAATTAAGTTTCTAACCTTAGATCCAAATCTAGCAGATAATTCAGCGTTGTGCGATACCTGCATCAATTTCATTTTGGGATATTTACCAATCATCCATGCAGGAAAATACACTGAAGCAAATTCAGATTTAGTATGTCGTGGTGGCATATTTACAATTAGCCTACCCTTTTTATCATTTGAAATTTTTGTAAACTCACTGGCTATTATTTGGTGATGGCCCCACTTAGAAGGTTCCTTTTCCTTCCGACAGATAAAGTCTGGCCATACTTCCTGAACAAAATATAAGAAGTTATCTTGACATAATTTAATATGTTGTAGCCATACTTTTTCGAGCCTCAATCGTAATTGATCTGTTGTCAATAATTTAATTTGCTCTGCCATATTTTCTTTTAGCCTGGGTCCCCTTTTTTATATCATAACGTTTGCAGCTATACTACATGTATTTGTCATGCAAAGTTTTAGTAAAAAGTTAAATAAGTCAAAAAATTTACATTTTCGAAAATGTAAAAAAATTAATCTTTTTTTGGTTTTGGTTTGGTACCTCTATTAGAATTTGCTGGCCCCGATACAGGGGCCAGCAATTGCGGGCCTTAGCCCCGTTGCTGTTGTAAGTATAAGAGACGGGCCCTGATACTGTTCTTAATCTTTTTAATTACGTTATGATATAACTTATCCGCTTGAGTATTTAATTTTAATATATGCTTATTCTCGTCTGTTGCATTGTTAAAAGTAAATACGACTTGAGACGTTGAGGGGCTTATTGGCCCCTCAATCTTAACATCATAACCGAGATATTTAAAAGGTATCATTAAACAATCTCAAAGTTTGTTTCGATTATAATAGAACTAGAAGGCTTAAGGCAATCATTGTAAATGTCAGGGTATTTCTCCTTTAGCTTCTTAGTGTCGACCCTTGCCGCTTCTCTCTCTATCTTTTTTGCATTGCCGTTATATTCTTTATTACCTATTTTAAACGGCTTGAATATTAAAAGATTTTTTTCCTTAAATCTTTTAATTGCTTCTTCCTTCATTAGCCCGATTATTTTTGTATGTTCTCGAACTAACGCTTGACGGCTTGAGTAGTCAAAATAAAAAACGTTGTTAGGTTTTTTAATTGACTCTTGAGCTGTCTTTATTTGACTCGCTTTTGTCATTGTTATAACCTCCATTTTGTTTAGTTATGTATCTTATATATATGGGACTCGATAAGATGTCAACCCTTAAAATATTTTT